CCCATTTATTGAAAACCGGTTGTGTTAGTTTGTGCTGACCGGAGACGCTGTTATCTACTCCACTTCGATCCGTATATTTTTCTGCAATTTTTTGTTGGTAAAACTCCTTTTTTTGTTTTTCATCGGCGTAATCAATAGCGCATTGCATGGAGCAACACACTTGCAAGCTATTGCGGGGACTAAATGGCCCTTTGCAAACGCGACATTTTTTTGGCTTAGGCGTCAAAATTATGTGTTGCGTTGATTGGCGCTCATAGTGCGATAAAAATCTATAGCTTGTTGTGCTCGGTCGCGCCTGTTATTCAGATGAAAAAATTCAAATTCAATTTGTTCTTGCTGCTGGATATGCGCCAAATACTCAGCAGTGTTGTAAGCATCCTGCCTTTTGGCCTCTTGAGCGGTTTTTGTTGAGCCTTCAAACCCCAGGGAAATCACGCGTTTTCGCAGAGACTCAAGCAAATGCATTTTGGACTTTAACCGGGCGTGCTCTTCGTCAGTCTCAGCTAAAAAATTGTAGGCGGTATCCGCTCGCGCTTCGTGGTCAAGTAACTGCATTACTTTTCAACATACTCATTCTGGGTACGATCGGCCCCTAATTGGGTATCTAGTCGCCATCGCACCATTGAAATAGTCGGCCACAAATCACGATTTGCCCAGTGTGGTTGTTTAACAGTTTTGAAAATGTCGAAAACAACGTTGATTACTTCGAGCAAATCACGGTAATACTCAGGATTGGTGTAATGCAGGTAAAACAACAGGCCGCGCCGCTCGGCAAGGCTGTGAGTCAACAGCAGCCAAACCGAGTGCGAAATCAAACGCAACATGTAACCCTCATTGTCGATATCGATTTGATTCACGCTGCAAGGTAGGCATTAACAAACTCGATAGCTTGCGGTGCAACAATTGCGTTGCCATATCCGCGGAGTCTCATTTCCCTAGCTTCGTTTGTGTTTTCAATTTCCGAGATGCTAAGACCGCTGCTTGATCCCACTCCGGTGGCAGGCCCATCAACCAACGGCTTAACGCCGGATTTAACGGGCCGCTTTTTNNNCTCTGAACTGCAACCAATCAGCTCCACCCCAGAATCTACACGCCATCCCCTCGGTGGCAATGGAGTTTTGCCCCATATCGCCGCTATTGTCGATACTCGATCCAATCGGTGCCTGCCGTCTTTCCGGTAAAGGTAATTTAGATTTTTTACTTCGATTTGGTCCATGCAAGTCGGCGTCGGCCACGTAGAACAATCGCTGTCTTTGATGCGGCGCGCCGTAGCCACAAGCCGGTGAAGCAATAAACCCCGTGGCGTAACGTGATCTTTCCAAATCAGTCTGTACTCGGTCGATCCAAACTTCTCGCTGATCGTTTTTAATCTTGCCAATAACCTCGCTTGAAGCGACTTGCTCGCCAAAGACAACCTCTGGCTTGCATCGGTCAATGAGGTTGTGCCAGGCTGGCCAGAGGTCTCGCTCGTCTTTTTTTCCCGCTCGCTTTCCGGCGATTGAAAATGGCTGGCAGGGGCATGATCCGGTCCATACGTTTTTGTCTGTTGGCCATCCACATTGTTCAAGCGCATAGGCCCAAACCCCTATACCTGCAAAAAAATGACATTGTTGATACTCCTCAAGTTCGTGCGGTTCAATCTCAGTAATTGAGCGCTCATCAACAATGCCAGCAGGGATCATGCCTAAACCGATAAGCTGCCTTAACCACTCGGCTGCATACGGCAGCCTTTACAAACTCAATCGCTTGCGGGGCAACTAAGGCGTTGCCATACCCTTTCAATCTGAATTTACTTGCCTCATTTGTGCTTTCAATTTCCTGTTGGCCAATATCGCCGCTCGATCCCAAGATATCGGCAGACCCATTAACCAACGGGTATGAGCCGGATTCAACACACCGTTTTTTTCCATCTTTGAAGTTGTACCAGTCAACGTCACACCAGAAGTTTTTGGAATTTTGTCTTGAATCGATGTCACTATCATGGACAACATTATCGACTTTCCCAAGCGCACTCGCCTTTGAATTGCTGGGTGTTTCCAGCTGCCCCGGTCTCGATTGTCTGACGCCGCCGGTGTTGGCCAAGAACCATAGTCGTTGTCGGACGTGCGGCGCACCGAAGCCGCAAGCCGGCAAAACTGCAAACCCCGTGGCGTAGTGTGATTTTTCCAAGTCAGTCTGTACTTGGTCGATCCATACTGACTCATGGTTTGCTTTAACCTTGCCGATAACTTGCGCTGAAGCAACTTGCTCGCCAAAGATGACGGTTGGCTTACAATGCTTGATGAGTTTGAACCACGCTGGCCATAAATGCCGCTCATCATTGATCCCGAGTTTTGATCCTGCGTTACTGAAGGGCTGGCAGGGGCATGATCCTGTCCAGACTTGTTTTTCTTTTGGCCAGTCTGCTTGTTTAATCGCATAGGCCCACACTCCAATACCTGCAAAAAAATGGCATTGTTTAAAATCCTCCAATTCATTAGGTTCAATTTCAATGATTGATCTTTCATCAACAACGCCAGAGGGTATTTCGCCTAAAGCTATCAACTGTCTTAACCATTCCGCAGCAAAAGGATCGTTTTCGTTATAAAAATTCATTGTGTTTAATCAAACCAGTTGCATTGATACTTTTATAAACTCAGTGGCGCAAGGAACAGTTATGGCGTTGCCATAGCCTTTTATTCTTTCGCGGCCCGCTTCGGTTGTTGCTTTCGTTTCCTGCTCGCTAATATCGCCGCTTTGTCCCAAAGCCACGGCAAACCCATCAACCAACGGGAATGAGCCGGGTTCAATCGGCCGCCGTTTTCCATCGTCAAAGTCGAGCCAGTCAACTCCTTTGCCGCCAGCTTCTCCATCACCTGGTACGACAGACTTGATTTGGTTCCTGTTCTTGTCCTTATCTGTTGTTGACAAGATTGCAGGCTGCTCCGAAATGTTTGAACGTCGTGGCAAACTGGCGTTGCCCATCCGCGTAGACTTGGTGCCGACATACCAGAGTCTTTGTCTGATGTGCGAGGAGCCGAAGCCACAAGCCGGCAAAACTGCAAACCCTGCGGCGTAACGTGCTCTTTCCAAGTCAGCTTGAACAGAGTCGATCCATGTATCGCTACCGCCGCCTCTAACTTTTCCGATAACTGAGCTTGAAGCCACTTGCTCTCCGAAGATAATTTCTGGCTGGCATTCTCTGATGAGTCGATACCAGACCGGCCAAAGGTGCCGCTCGTCTTGTTTGCCTTTTTGGTTTCCAACGGTTGAGAAAGATTGACAGGGGCATGACCCTGTCCAGACTGGTCGGTCGTCTGGCCAACCTGCTTGTCTAATCGCATATGACCAAACTCCGATACCCGCAAAAAAATGGCATTGTTTAAAACCCTCCAAGTCGTTCGATTTGAGATCCACAATGGATCTTTCATCAACAAAACCATCAGGTATCGTGCCAAGTTTTATTAGTTGCCGGAGCCATTCAGCAGCGTGTGGGTCAAACTCGTTGTAGTAGTTCATGTTGCAGATTCACCTATAACTTGTTGGGCTCTAGTCCGTGAGGTTTGCTTTCTGGTTTCGGGTATTGCTTCGATACGTTCGCTGAATGTCTGGTGCGCCCCGTTCCAATCAAAGTAAATTGAGCCGTTTAGTCCTTGCCGGTTTTTGGCCACGATCAACTCGGCGATGTTTTTCAATTTTGTGTATTTGTCGTAAACCTCCTCTCGGTATGTAAACAAAATTACGTCTGCATCCTGTTCGATTTCGCCCGAGTCTCGCAAATCGCTCATTAGCGGTTTTTTATCGTGGCGCTGTTCAACGCCTCGGTTAAGTTGGGCAAGGCAATACACAGTACAATTTAATTCCTTTGCCAACTCTTTGAGCTTGCGAGATACATAACCAATCTCTTGAGTCCGATTTCCACCTTCACCAGTCAACAGTTGCAAGTAATCGATAATGATCAACTTCGGCGGGTTGCGCCTTGCTTCTATTCTTGCATCCATTGCCAGCCGATCAACAGGCACGCCGCTCCGGTCATCAATCTGCAAATGACGTTTGCCCAATAGCACTTGAGCCGAAAGTAATTTTTCTTTATCGCCTGGCAACAAACTGCCGCGCCTAATGTCGCTAAGGTTTACGCTTGCATAAGCAGCCAATGATCGCTG